GTGGTCGTCGAATGGCGTGAGTCCACGAGCGTACCGCTCGACAGGGCGACCGGCCTGTGCCGTGCGTGCGAGACCGTCTGGGAGGGAGCACTCGCCCTGCGCGCACTTCGCTTCGACTTGGACGTTCCGCCCGCCGAGAGCGAGGCAGGCTGACCAAGTCGACCAACTAGACGGTGTGTCGCGCGCCGAATTGTGCGATAATAGTCCACGAGTCGCACCAGTCTGTCAAAAGCTGGTCTGAAACGAGAGGCCCGGTCATTGCGACCGGGCCTTTCGTCGTTTCAGGACTCGAACGCTTCCGGCCCCAGCAGCCATCTGTCCCGCTACGAGCGGCCACTCTGGGCGAGCCGGAACACCTGTGAGCCACATGCGTGTCCGCGCCCCTCGCCCGGGCGTGCTGCGGTGCGATGCCGTCGGTCACGCTGTGCCTCGCTTCACCTCAACGGGAGGCACAGCATGGACGACACCACCATCGGCCGCGACGGACGCGGCGCGGCGATCTACACCCACGAGATGCCCCACGTCGTCAAGTTCCTGCCGCCGCCCGTGCCGATCATCAACGCCCGCGACTGCGAGCTCGCAGGCTTCGACCTGGCACTCGTGCTCGAAGCGCACAAGGCGGCGACACCATGATCGAATCGCTCATCCTGCTCGGCGCTGGCCTCATCGGCAGCGCGGTCATCGCCATGTGCGGGCGCGGCACACGCCCGCCCGGCATCTCGTTCTTCGAGGTGGCGCACGAGAGCAACCGTGCGAGCCGGCGGGCAAGACGATGACCGACCCGGCCGTGATGCACGAAGCGCACGACGCCGCCGCGCACCGCATCGACGAGGACAGGCAGGCCGCACTCGCGCTCATCGCCGCCCGTCGAACTGACGAGGACGACCGCGAAGAAGTGCCCGCCTAAACACTGGGCAAAGTCACCATCGCCCACCGACCGGCAAGCACCACGCGGGAGGCACCGTGACCCGCACCAACAGCCGCAACATGCACAAGCTGCGGGACGAGTTCTACGCCGAGGGCAAGGCGCAGTCCGAGTCGCCCGACCCGGAAGTGCGCGTGCTGTCCGACTGCTGGCTGTGCCGGACGCCCATCGACTACGTCGCCCAGCCGCACACCACGAGCGACTCGCACAACCTCGACCACTACTTCGCGGTCGACGACTACCCCGAGCTTCAAGAGGACTGGGACAACTTCCGGCACTCGCACATGACCTGCAACACCAGCCGAGGCAAGCGCACACCGAGCGCCGGCCTCGGCGAGGACATGCCCAACTGGTGGTAGACCGCCGCCATTCACGAACCTAGGAGCAACCATGGCCCAGCTCGGCCCCCTCACCGTCACCGTCTCGATCAGCCTCGGAACCACGAAGCTGCCCATCCCGCCCATCACCTTCGAGGTGCCGCTGCAGGCCGTCGAGGACACGAAGCTCACCGAGGGCGCGGTCACGTACATCGTCGACCTCGACCGCACCGAGCTGCGCGAGCAGTTGACCAAGAGCGTGCGCACCATCGCCGACCAGGTCGAAGGCGCGTTCCTCACCCCGGGCGCGGTACTCCTCACGTGCGACGTGTGCGACGCGCAGATCGTCAGCGAGGTGCTGGCCACGCTGCGGCACGAGGCAAGCGGCGCCCACTCGCTCGGAGCACCGGCATACGCGAGGGCGTCCAGTGCATTGCCCGACGCTCTCGGCACCGTCGGTGAGGCCATCACGCCCGAGGGCATCGACCCGACCGAGGGTGACCAGACCAACGGCAAGGACGAGGCATGAACAAGTACACGGCGGTCGGACTGCTCGCTGCGGCAGTTGAGGGCAAGCAGGTCCTCGTGCTGTCGCCTCACGGCCACGCCCTGAAGGATGCCGTGGACGAGGTGCACCGGGTAGCTCCCGACCTCACGTGGCGACGAGCCAACGGAGACGCACGAGTCACGCTCACATCAGGTGGCTCCATTGCGTTCATCACTCCTGCACAGGTACGCAGCCGCTCAGCAGACATCGTCCTCATCGAAGACGACCGAGACCTCCGCCCCGACCTCCTCAACGAGTTGCGCGCAGTCATCCACACCAGTACATGCGGAGAGATCATCCGCTACTGACGCCAACCGCACCGACAGCCACCCCGCCGAGGGCTTCGATGGCGAATCCGCCATAAAATCCAGCCTCTCGGTGGGGAGCGGACCAGAGCCCAGGGGAGCTGTCCTCCCTCCCCGAGGTGCTGACCGGGGGTCGCACGCGCGCGCGCGAGTATAGGAGTACGGAAATGGGTGATGTCGTCGATGCGACCGTGGTTTCCGTCGCGGCCGCCACGCATCTCGACCGTGAGGGCAAAGACGCTGGCGCGATCGCCGCGCTGCTCGCTCTCGCTCGGAAGATCGACGACTACGACTCGATCGTCGACGTCATCATGGAGCAGATCGAGATGGACCCGGAGTCGAAGATCCGTCCCCCGGCATCCGACAACGTGTCCCTGCCGACCTACCTGAAGTATTGCGACGCGCTCGGGCTGACGCCTGGCGGCCGCGGCGAGCTCGCGGCGACGAAGAAGCCGGGCGCCGCTGGTCCCCCGGATGACCTCGCGGCGTTCCGGGCCAACGCGCAGCAGCGCATTAGCTGATCCCCGCGGAGGTTTCAATGACCTCCGAGCTGCTTGGATTCACCGAGCCGCGCATCTGGACGAAGCCGCGCCGGGAGTTGACGCCGGAAACGTCGCGCGGGTTCGAGGTCATCGACTTCGCGACCAACGTTCTGCGGGTGCACCTCTTCCCGTGGGAGATGTGGCTCCTCATCCACCTGCTCGAAATCGACGAGCGCGGGCTGCTTCGCTTCCGCAAGGCACTCGTCATCGTCGGCCGGCAGAACGGCAAGACGCTGATGGCCGCCGTGCTCGCCGCGTTCTGGCTGTACGTCGACGCCGGCCGGTGGCCCGACCAGCTCCCCGAGCAGAACTTCATCATCGTCGGCGGCGCGCAGAAGCTCGACATCGCGATGAAGCCGTGGAAAGCGGTACGCCGGTGGGGCGCTCCGGACGACCCGAAGATCGGTATCGCCCACGACCGGGTGCCGTCGCTGCAGAACTTCACCTACCCGCCGCGCACGACGAACGGCGAGACCGAACTCCGGACCATGGGAGGCGGCGCCTACCTCCCCCGAACCTTCGACGGTGCCCGCGGCCAGAGCGCTGCGCGCCTCCTCCTCGACGAGCTGCGCGAGCAGTACGACTACGAGGGCTGGTCGGCGATCGAGAAGTCCGCCAACGCGATGTTCGACTCGCTGCTCGTGGCCTTCTCGAACGCCGGCACGAAGCGCTCGCGAGTCCTCAAGGATGTCCGCGCCACGGCACACGAGGGCGTCGACGACCCGGATACCCAGTGGTTCGTAGCCGAGTGGTCCGCCGAGCAGGACGCTCCGCTCGACGACGTGCGTGCTTTCCAGCAGGCGAACCCGAGCGCAGGGTACCTGCCCGGCATGACGATCGAGGGCCTGATGCGCTCCGCGGCCGAGGCCAAAGAGAAGAACGTCGAGCGCATCGAGGTACTCGGCCAGTGGGTCACGGCCGAGGTCAACAACTTCATCGAAGCGCCGGAGTACCGCAAGCTCGTGCGGCCGGCCGCGAAGATCCGGATCCCGAAGGGCGCCCGCACGGTGTGGGGCGTCGACGTCTCCGACGATCGGCAGACGACGTGGCTGTCGTCGGCGGTCTACGACGAGGACGGGAAGCCGTTCCTGCACAGCCGGATCAAGCGCGCCGGCATGGTGTGGCTTCCCCAGTACCTCGCCGACCTCGCCGAGGAATCGGGGCAGTACGAGGTGGCCGTGAACGCGAAGGGCTGCGCGGCGATGGAGTTCGTCGAGCCGCTCGAGAAGCTCGGTCTCACCGTGCACAAGTTCGACGGACCCATGTTCGCGATCGCGACCGGCCGCCATCAGGACGCGGTGCGCGACAGCAACATCGTGGTCACCGACCAGCCCGACATCGACCTCGCCGTGCAAGGCGGAGTAGTCGTGCGGTACGGCGAGAACAAAGCATGGTCCCGTTCGAAGTCCATGCCCGTCGACATCGCCGGCCTGGTCGCTATGTCGATCGCGCTCTACGCCCTCGAACTCCTCACCCCTCCCCCGCCGGAAGAAACCCCGCCGCCCCCGCCGCCAGCCGAGATCGTCGCCCACGACGACGGCTTCGAGTCCGAAGTGAACCTCGCTACCGCGTCGTTCTAACCCAACTGAAAGCAGGTGCCACGTGCCAGAAGAGCAGGGGTACCAAGTAGATGCATCCGGCCTGTCGTCCTGGGCGCAGATGGCCGACGAGTCGCACGAGACGAACCCCGACCTCATCTGGCCGAAAAGCCTCGAGGTGTACGACAAGATGCGCCGCGAAGACTCGCAGGTCGGGTCGGTGCTCCGCGCGGTGACGCTGCCGATCCGTGGTGCCGAGTGGATGATCGACCCGGCATCAGCGAGCGACGAGGTCGTGGAACTCGTCGCGGCCGACCTCGGTCTGCCGATCAAGGGCCGCGAGCCCGTCTCCGCACTCCGCACCAAGGGACGCTTCCAGTGGAGCGAGCACCTGCGGATGGCGCTCCTCGAGCTGGTCCACGGGCACTCGTTCTTCGAGCAGGTCTACCGCCCCGAGGGCGACCGGCTGCGGCTCAAGAAGCTCGCGTGGCGGCCGGCCCGCAGCATCTCGAAGATCAATGTCGCGCGCGACGGCGGGCTGATCTCCATCGAGCAGCACGGCGTGAAGGAACCGATAACCGTCGACCGACTCGTGGCATACGTCACCGATCGCGAGGGTGGCAACTGGATCGGTGTCTCGCTGCTCCGCACCGCTTACAAGAACTGGCTCCTGAAGGACCGGATGCTGCGCGCTCAGGCGCTCACGGTGGAACGCAACGGCCTCGGCGTGCCGGTCTACGAGGCCGCACCATACCCCGACAAGGCGGACGCGTCCGGTCAGGAGGCGTGGCAGAAGTCGGAGAAGGACGCCGGTCTGCGGCTCGCGAAAGGTTTCCGCGCCGGTGAAGCGGCCGGTGCGTCCATCCCGAACGGGGCCAAGCTCACGCTGATGGGCGTCACGGGGAAGCTGCCCGACACGGACGCGCCGATCCGCTACCACGACGAGCAGATTGCGCGCGCGGTACTGGCTCACTTCCTCAACCTCGGCACCGAGACCGGGTCGTGGGCGCTCGGATCCACCTTCGCCGACTTCTTCACCAGCTCGCTCAACGCGGTCGCCGAACACATTCAAGACACCACGCAGGCGCACGTCGTCGAAGACCTCGTCGACTGGAACTGGGGCGAGACGGAACCCGCGCCCCGTTTGGTGTTCAAGCCCATCGGTTCCGGTGGGTCCCTCACCGCGGAGGCGCTGAAGAGCCTCATCGACTCGGGGGTCATCCACCCCGACGAGACACTCGAGGCGTTCATGCGCTCGGCGTTCAGCCTCCCCGTCAGGGACGAGTACGAAGACGACAGCGAGGACGTAACGAAGACGGATACCGAGCTGGCGCGTTTCGCCGCAGAGGTGGTCCAGAAGGTCTACCTGGGAGTCGGCAAGGTGCTGACTCAAGACGAGGCGCGCGACCTGGTACGCCGCGCCGGGGCCAAACTCGGCGACGCTGCGCCTCCCGAGACGCCTCCCGCCCCCGACCCCTCACAGGAGGAAGCATGACCGCCAAGCACAAGAACCGCTACTGGGGTAGCGCCGCTCCGAAATCCAAGGCCGAGTTCTTCAACGCGATCACTACCCCCGCGTCGACCGGCGACGGAACCGTCGCGACGATCCGGATGCACGGGCCGATCGACTCGTGGGGCGGGTTCTGGGGCATCTCAGCGAAGGACATGGGCGTCGTCCTCGACGCTCTGCCCGACTCCGTGACGCAGATCATCCTCCGGATCAACAGCCCCGGCGGCGAGGTGTTCGAGGGCATGGCGATTCTGAACATGCTGCGCGCGCACAAGGCGAGCGTCATCGCCGTGGTCGACGGACTCGCCGCATCTGCGGCATCGTTCATCGCCGCCGGTGCCGACGAGACCGTGATGTCGCCGGGCACGCAGATGATGATCCACTCCCCGTGGTCCATCGCGGGCGGCAACGCCACGGACTTCCGGAAGGCCGCCGACATGCTCGACGGCGTCGAGGCGTCCATCGTCGAGATCTACACGGCGAAGGCCGGCGAGAAGGACTGGACGGCCCTGCTCGCCGCCGACACGTGGATGACCGCCACCGAGACGGTGGAGCTCGGCCTTGCCGATCGCGTCGCCGTCATCCCCGATGCGGGGGAAACCGAGACGGTCGGAGCGGACGATCTGGTGCTCACGGCGCCCGACGACGACGACGACTTCCTCGCCCGCGTCACACCCCTCCCCCACCGGGCCGCGGCCCGGTCCCATGAACTCCCGAGCTCGTCCGAGCCGGGTGACCCCAACCGAAAGGAGAACGCTGTGGCTTACAGCGATCTGCAGGCTGGCATCCGCGAGCGGCTCGGCGTAACCGATGCTGCCGCCAACGACGAGACGCTGTTCGCAGCCCTCGACGAGGCGCTCGCGGAGCAGCCCGAACCCACCGCCGCCGCCATCCCGGCCGGCACCGTCCTGATCGACTCCGCTGTGCTGACCGACCTGCAGGCTTCCGCCGCGCTGGGCCGCAAGGCGAGCGAGGCGCAGGACACCGCGCGCCGCGAGGCCATCGTCGAAGCAGCCGTGAACGACGGCCGAATCGCCCCGGCATCGCGCGAGACGTGGCTGACCAACCTCGCCGCGAACGAAGAGGGCACCGTGTCCCTCATCGGCTCGCTCGCGAAGAACACCGTCCCGGTTGCCGAGATCGGCAAGTCCGACGACGGCACCTCCGAAGCAGACAGCCTCTACGCCAAGGCGTGGGGCACCGAAGAGAAGGCGGTCTAACCATGTCCGACTACCTGCCCAAGTTCACCCCCGGCAAGGCCGTGACCTTCACCCCCTCGGCGGCCGTCACCGGCGGCCGCCTGGTCGAAGTCACCGGCAACCGCAGCGTCGGCCCCGCCGGCGCGGACGCGGTCGACGTCGTCGGAGTCGCTGGCTTCGACGCCGCGATCGGCGAGCCCGTCACCGTCTACACGCGCCCCACCGGCGTGCACCAGCTCGTCGCCAGCGGCGCGATCCTCGCGGGCGCGAAGGTCATCTCGGCAGCCGCCGGGAAGGTCGCCACCATCGGTGCCGGCGTCAACCCCATCGGCATCGCCCTCGAGGCCGCTGCCGCCGATCTGGACGTCATCGACGTCCTGTTCATCTAAGGAGCAAGAAGACATGGCGTCTTACACCTACCCGGTTCCGCGGCCGTCCGGCACGCTGACCGCGGAGCAGACTCACCTCCTGCTCCGCAACCCGCAACTGATCGCGAAGCGAGTCGCCTCGCTGACCGACCAGCGATTCATCGGCGACTACCTGCTCGCCGGCCGCTACTCCGCTGAGGGCGGCGGAATCTTCTACGAGACCGGCGAGCAGATCTTCCCCGCCGACATCTCGGAGTCGGTCGCCCCGAACGGCGAGTACCCGAAGACGGTGATGACCGACGGCGAGATCGCCTCGGCCAAGACCGACAAGCGCGGACTCGAGACCGACGTCACCGACGAGCGGATCAAGCGCGGCTCGCAGGGTGCACTCGACCGAGCGCTCACCAAGATCGTCAACGGTCTGGTGCGCGACGTCGACAGCATCGCGATGGCAGTCGTCGCGTCGAAGGTCACCGACTCCTACGCATCGAGCGCATGGACCACGGTCGCCAACGTCGTGCAGTCGCTCGCCTCGGCGAAGGCCAACCGTGAGGATCTCGCCCTCGGCCTGAACCTCGACACCGTCGCACTCAGCGGCGCCCAGTGGGCGAAGGTCATGGGCCTCTTCGCCTCGGCCGGCGTGCTCCCCCGCGAGGACGGGAACCCGATCGTCAACGGTCAGTTCCCGGCCAACCTGCTCGGCTACACGTGGGTCACCTCGCCGCACATCGTCGGCAGCGACCCGCTCCTGGTGGACCGCGAGCAGCTCGGCGGCATGGCCGACGAAGACCTCGGCTCGCCCGACTACGCGCGCGCCGGCGACTTCAATGTCGAGACCTACTCGAAGCGCAACGACACGGACAGCTACACCGTCCGCGCCCGCCGCGTCGTGGTCCCCGTGGTTCTCGAACCGCGTGCCGGTCTCCGCGTCACCGGAACGACCCTCTGATGGCTGAGCGTTACGTCGTCACCGGAGCCGTCGCGGTACTCCCCACCGAAGGCGGAAGCGAGCGGTACCTGTACCGCGGCGCTCATCTCGGCGAGGGGTACACGGACGAGGGAATCACGCACGCGCTGAGCCTCGGCCTGATCCAGAAGGTCAAGGCGCCGGCGAAGACCGCGGCCGAAAAGGCCGCCGAGGAGAAGGCCGCCGCAGAAAAGGCGGCCGCTGACAAGGCCGCCGCTGACAAGGCGTCCGCCGAGAAGGCCGCGACCGACGAGGCCGCAGCCAAGAAGGCCGCGGCCGACGAGGCCGCGGCCAAGCAGCAGAAGTAACAACGAGGGGGTGGTGGAGTGACTATCAATCCAGACGAAATTAGCGGCGACGAGGATCTCGCGCGGCGCATCCTGGTGCGGGCGCGCTCCATCGCCCCCTGCCTCAACTCGATCCCCGACGATGACGATCGTCGGAAAGACGCGATCGCCATCCTCAAGGGCGTCGTCGCCGAGGTGCCGGCGCCCGGCGCCCGGCGGGTTCGTTCTCGCGGCCGGAACGGAACCTCGATCAGCTACAGCGACATCGGCGGGGCGTTCAGCGACGACGACATGGCGAGCCTCCGTTCGCTGTGCGAGACGGCGACGATCGGCCTCCCCATCGGCAGCTTCCCCGAGGCGCGCCCGTTCGCGGGCGAGTGGGCCGAAGGGCGGTACTCGTGAGCTGGGATGATCCATTCTTCTACCCGCACACCGTGAGCATCCGCAACGCGCGCCCCGCGGGCGGCATGGGCACCGGTTACGCCGCGCCCCGGCCGGTCAATGCCGAGGTGAAGGACGAGCAGCGTCTCGTCCGCGGGGCGGACGGTCGCGAGATCGTCTCCTCGTCCTCGGTGACCGTCCCGATCAGCGAGCACGTGCCTGTCGGCTCCCTCGTCACGGTGTGGCCCGGAACCGCGCGCGAGCGCGAAGCCTCGGTCCTCGCCGTCAGCGCCGACGAGAACGGCGTCGACGATCTCGACTCGTTCCTCGTCCTGTCCCTGAAGTAGGAGGTCGCCGTGAAGGCTCTCGTACCCGTCGCCTCCGTCTTGGAGAAGGCCGCGCAGGAAGGGCTGAAGGAAGCCGGCAAGGTGATCCTCAAGCGGGCCCGCGAACTCAGCCCGTCCGACTCCGGAGACTCCGACAAATCGGGCTTCTCCCTCGTCGACGACCTCACCCTGCAGGTCGGGTTCAAGTCGTACATCTCCCGAATCCAACACGAGGACCTCGACTATCAGCATGAGCCGGGCGAGCAGGCCAAGTTCCTCGAGACGGCCCTCGACGAGACCGACGTCGGAGCGATCATCGCCGCGAAGGTGAGGGCCACCTTTGGATGACGTGACGCTGACGAAACTCATCTGCTCCCGCCTCGGCGAGGTCCCCGGGTGGGACTGGTACGACTCCGATCTGGATGAGCCGGGCGATGAGCCCCACACCTACGAGCCGGACGCCGTCGTGATCTTCTACGGTGCGCTCGGTGCCGAACCCGACAAGGCGGTAGGCGTCCGCGTCTACGGCTCCACCGACGAGCGCGACCTCGGGTGGCGGCGGGTGCAACTGCGCCTGCGCGGCGAAGCCGGCCGACCGGACGGTGCCGACGCCCTCGCAGGGCCAGCGTTCGATGCGCTCCTCGAGCTTCCCCGCGTGGGAGGGATCAGCACCACCAGCAGACAGTCGATGGCACCAGCCGGTGCCGACGACAACCGGCGCGAAGAGCGCACGGAGAACTACCTCATCATCCTCGACAATCAGGAGAGTCTCACATGAACACCAAGGTCCCACTTCCCGCCGGCACGACGCTCGGCAAGAGCTACGAGTACGGGTGCGACATCAACGTCGGCACGTTCGACGTCAAGGTCTGGCAGCCGTTCCGCCGCATCAGCGGGTTCCAGCCCAGCCCGACGCCGCAGACGCAGGACGCGCAGACCTATGACGACCTCGGCGCGGCGAACAGCGACGTCACCGGGTGGAGCGTCAATCTCGCGTTCAACGCGCAGGTGAACCGCAGCGTGACGACCGGCAAGTACCTGCCGGAGATCGAGGCAGTCCTCGACCGCACCGGGACCGGAGCCGTCGGCGAAGCGGCAGTCCTCGAAGCCCGCTGGTACCACAAGCCCGGGACCGGCACCCCGAACCCGGACGACGCGGGTCAGGGCTTCTTCACCGCGAACGCGACGCGCCAGAACACCGGGCCGAACGGCGAGATCGAAGTCCTGGCCATCACCCTCACCGGCAAGGGCGAGTACGAGAAGATCGTCAACCCGTTCACCGGGTGGCCCGAGCCCGACCCGGAGGTCTAACCGATGAGCGCTGTCGACTTCGGCGAGTGGGTGGCGCCCGACCTCAAGCTCGAGCTGGGGGGACGCACATACTCGGTGCGTCCCCCCACGGTCGAGGCCGCGAAGATGATCCTCGCGGCCGCGGTGCGCGGCGAGGTGAACCTCGGACTCGTCAAGGGCGAGATCCCCGCCGAGGTGCAGGCGATCCTCGATAGCATCGGCGACGAGCACCCCGCGCTCGGCGACGCCTACTCGAAGATGGCGGCCGACGGTGTACCCGCGCTGACCATCGACCGTGTCGCCTACTACGCAGTCTTCTACTGGGCTCGCGGCAAAGAGTACGCCGACACTCTCGCGAAGCTCCTATGGCTGCCCCGCGACTTGGCGGCAGGCGTTGCGGGTGAGCCTGCCCCAAAAGGCTGAGCACCGCCGAGGACTGGGCACCCTTCGGCATCGGGCAACCCGATGCCGAAGGGTGGTACCCGGACTATCGACCGGTGCCAGAACACCTGAAACCTGAACGCGTCGCGGCGACGCCGGGCAAGACGCCCGCCGCCGAGATCGACGGGTCGCTGCTGGCCATCGTCTCCAACTGGCGGCTGGTCGTCGCCGAGCTCGCCGAGCGCGGCATCGACATGTACGACCCTGCAGTCCTCGCACGACCATGGCCCGGCGTTCGGGCGGTGATATTCAGTCTGATCGACAGCCCCACACGTCTACGTGCGGTGCTCACCCGGAGGTGACCCATGGCTACTCTCAGGGCAGCAGAACTCGAAGTGCTCTTCACAGCTGACACGAGCCAGGTCGAGAAGGCCGACAAGGACGTCAAGTCGATCGGCGAGCGGATCGAGAAGAAGCCGATCAAGGCGACGGTCACCGCAGACGAGAAGGACGCTCTCGCGGGCATGGACCGTGTCGAGCAGGCGGCAAAGAAGCTGGTGTCGGCCGACACCGCACTGAAGCTCGACGCCGACGTCACGCGTGCCGAGAAGAGCCTCGACCGCGCGAAGCAACGTCTCGCCGACCTCGAGGTGCGGGCGCTCGGTGGACTCGACGTGACGGCTGATGTGCGTCGCGCCGAGGCGAACCTGCAGAAGGTCGGCCGTCAACTCGACGGCCTTCGCACCGCTCGGTCGAAGATCGAGATCGAAGCCGACACCGAGGACGCGCTGGATGCGCTCCACGAGCTCGGCGGCGCGGTCGAGAACGTCGTCTCCCGGGACACAGCGATTCGCATCAACGCCGACGTCGACAAGGCACAGAACAACATCACCGGCATGGTCGCGCAACTGGCGATCCTCCGCGCCATGGATCCCAACGTCCAAGTCTCGGCCGACATCCGCCGCGCGCAGATCGGGCTCGAGAAGGCCCGGTCTGAGCTGAAGGCGCTCGAGGGTGCTCGGGCGACGATGGTGGTCGAGGTCGACGGCGACGGCGCGAAGAAGCAGCTCGTCGGCGTAGCCGACTACGCCGGAGAAGCCGGCGACGACGCCGGGTCGAACTTCGGCCTCGGGATCATCGGAGCACTCGCGACGATCCCCATCGTCGGCGCTGTAGTCGGCATCGGTGCCGAGGCGGCGAAAGCACTCGTCGGGGCGCTCAACGATGGGCTGAAGCAAGAAGCGTCCTACGACCGCCTGCAGGGCCTCACCGGGATCAGCGAGGCCGACGCGCTTCGCCTGGGACGTGCGGCCGGCGAAGCCTACGCGAACGTCTTCGGTGAGTCGGTCGAGGCCAACATGGACACCGCTCGGCTCGCGCTGCAGTTCAACCTCATCGACGCCGACGCGTCCACGAAGAGTGCGCAGAAGGTCGTCGAAGGGCTGTCCGGAATCGCGGATGTCCTCGGCGAGGACGTGCGTCCCATCGCGGCCGCCGTGTCCACTCTCCTGAGCTCGGGCGTGGCGAAGTCCGCACAGGGTGCATTCGATCTGCTCGCGACCGGTGCCCGCGAAGGTGTGAACCGGGGAGAAGACCTCCTCGACACCTTCACCGAGTACCCGGCGGTGTTCGCGCGGCTCGGGCTGACGGGCGAGGAAGCGCTCGGCCTAATCAGCCAGGGGCTGGACGCCGGCGCACGGAACAGCGACATCGCGGCAGACGCCCTCAAGGAGTTCCAGATCCGGGCGACCGACGCATCGAAGACGTCGACCGAGGGCTACAAGATGCTCGGGCTGTCCGCCGAAGACATGACGGCGAAGATCTCTCGCGGTGGCGCGGAAGCCCGTGACGGGTTGGACCTCGTGCTCACCAAGCTCCGCGAGACGGAAGATCCCGTGGTTCGGAATGCTGCCGCCGTCGCCCTGTTCGGCACGAAGGCCGAAGACCTCGGCGCGGCACTGTTCGCCATGGACCTCTCGACCGCCGTCGACCAGCTCAACGGCGTGACCGGGTCGGCGCAGAAGATGTTCGACACCCTCTCGGACAACGACGCGACGAAGATGGAGCAGGCTCAGCGCAACATCGGGGTGGCGGCGGACGGCATCAAGGGCGCGCTCGCGGCCGCGTTCTCCGAGCCCCTCGGCGATCTGGCTACGTTCGTCTCGGAGAACCGCGGCCCCGTGCTGCAGTTCCTGCTCGACATGGCGAACGGCGCGCTCGACTTCGGCGTCTTCATGGTCGAGGCGGCAGCCAACGGATCCGAGGCACTCGGCGAGTTCATCGCCGGACCCGGCTCGGAGATGGTCGACCTGCTCATCCAGGTGCAGAAGTTCATCAACCCCTTCGCGGACACCTCGGCGCTTGAGGACATGCGCGACGAAATGAAGGAGTTCGACACCGTCACGGCTCTGGTCGCCGACACGATGCGCACGAAGCTGATCGACCAAGGCATCGAGCCTGCCCGCGTGAAGCTGAACGAGTTCGGCGATGGTGCTGTCGCCATGGGATTCCTCAACGACGCCTCGCTGCGTCTGGCGAACGCGATCAGCGAGGTCGGGTTCAAAGCCGATGGTGCAGCGATCGGGCTGGACAGCATCGACCTGGCGAACCTACGCGCATCGGGCTCGGGCAAGATGCTCGAGGACCAGGTGCGCAACTCGATCGCGGCAATGGCCGAAGAGGTCGACGCGGCGGCGACCGCAGGCGAAGGGCAAGACCAGCTCGCCGAGCGCTACCGTGCGTCGACCGATGCGATCGTGGGTCAGCTCGTACAGATGGGGCTGACGGAAGCGCAGGCGCGGGCTCTGATCGACACCGTGCTGCAGACTCCCGCGTCGGCGACGACCGCGTTCGGGTCTAATGCCGTCGAGCAGCAGGGGATTGTGCAGTCCCTCGCCGAGCGGATCACAACTCTGCCGGACGGGTCGGTCGTGATCAAGGCCAGCACCGACGAAGCCGACGAGAAGTTCCGGGCGTTCATCAACCGGTGGAACGGAGCGACTGTGAACCTGACGGCCACGGGCAGCGGCAAGCTCGGCTCCGGAATCCTCGGGAAGGCGGACGGCGGGCTCGTCGAGTTCATGGCGCAGGGGGGCATACGCGGTCTGACCTCCATGGACCCGGTCGCTCAGGTCGTCCCCGCGAACACATGGCGTGTTGTCGGTGACCGCGGGGACGTGCCGGAGTCGTACATCCCACTCGATGGGTCCGCACGCTCGATGGCGATCCTTCTGGAAACGATGAGCCGCATGGGCGTCATGGCGGCCGGCAGCGACGGCGGAGCTTCTGTGACGGCGTCTCAGGTCACGCATAACCACACGTGGCAAATCACGACGAGCGGTGACGCGGAAGCGGCCGTCAAGGACGGAATCCGGCAGATGGGGTTGGTTGCATCGTGAGGAACCTTTCGACGACGACGATCGCCCTCGGCCTCGACGGGCCCGTGCTGAACACAGTCGACGAGTTCGGCACGTTCTGGCGCGTCCCGCCGAGGGGGTTCACGGGTTGGGGCGAGCCAGCCTCGACCCTGCGACCCGTTCAGAAGCCGCGCCAGTCGGGAGCGTGGGCCGGAAAGTCCTCCAATGTGGCGCGCACGATCGGCGTCTCCGGAACGATAACCGCCCTCACTCCGGCGCTGTTGAACGCTGCGATCGAGCAGCTAATCACAGCGGTGACCAACGCGGCTTTCCGGTTCACTGTCACCGAGTCCGGCGCATCCCGGTGGGTTGCGGCTCGGAGGCAAGGCGAGACCATCGCCGTCAAGGTCACGGCCCTCGTCGCGAGCTTCTCGATCCAGGTCGTGTCGCTCGACTCCCGCAAGTTCGGCGAAACACTGACCGGCTCCACCCTGCTACCAGTCACAGCGGGTGGCCTCACCGTGCCGTTCACGCTGCCAGTCTCCATCGCATCCACGGTGGTGTCAGGGCAGATCGCACTCTTCAACCCGGGCAACGAAGTCGGCCCGGTCGTGCTGCGAATCGACGGCCCGGTGGGAGGGCCGCAGATTACTCATAGCGGCACCGGTCGCCCGCTCGTTTTTGCGAGCTCGCTGGCTCTCGCCGCTGGCGAGTGGCTGACGGTGGACATGGACAAGCGCACCGCGATGGCAAACGACCAAGCGTCGCGTAGCACCTACATAACGTCGCGGGAATGGTCCGGCTTCGACCCAGGCCTGAACTCCTGGGGGTTCAGCGCCACAGGCTATGACGCGGGCGCGAAGCTCACCGTCATGGCGACCCCCGCCTCCAAATAGTCACACATTCGCAGGCCGCCACACAGCGGCCCTCTTCGTTCTAGGGAGTCTTCATGGCTGCACGTCTCGGTTGGGCTGACGCGGTAGCGGGCGCCCCGTCTTATGTTGGCCGCGCCCTGCGGCAAATGTCATCGGTCTTCCTCGGCGGAGCCACGGCGGCGCGCCCGCTCGGCGCGCGCAGCGGCGTCCGTCCGGGGACTCCGACCACCATCGCGACTGCGACGTCGACGACGTGGACGGTGACTCCGTTCGCTGGCGTGATCGACCTTCAGACGGCCGCGATCGCCGGGCCCTACCAGTTCGCGTTCGACACGAACCAGACCGGCGTAGTGACGGCCGCCGGCGGCGCGGCAAGGACCGACCTGCTGTTCGTGCGCGTGAACGACGCGGCCGAGGGCGACGGCACGGCGGGTGCCCCGTTCGTGGAGATCGGTTACCAGGCGGGCAACCTCACGCCGCCCGCGCGCTCGTTCGCACTCGCACAGATCAACGTGCCCGCGTCGGGCGGAGGCGCGCCCACCACCATATGGCTCGCGCCCTACACCGTGGCGGCCGGCGGCATTCAGCCGGTGAATGCAGGCGGCTACCCTGCTTCGCCCTACATCGGGCAGCACGTCGACGATCCGGCCCTCGGGCTCGTCCGATTCAACGGCGCCCTCTGGATCCCTGTGGGGAACTACACGGAAGCGGCAGGCACGCTCGCTGCTGGCTCGTCCGTCGGCTCGAACAACATCGTCTTCCCCGCCAACCGGTTCACCGTCCCGCCGATCGTCAACGTGACTCCGCTGAACATCCCCGTCGGCGCGATCATGGGCGTGACCGCGAAGACCGCAACTGGCATGACGATCACCTTCTCCAACTCGGGCGGATTCGTGAACGGCGTCGGGTTCGACTGGACCGCGCGCCAGATGACCGCCACGACGGCGGCCGGCTGATGCCCGGCTACCGGCTGCCGTTCCCCGACAGCACGATCCCTACCGGGGGGACGTTCGCGGACCGCACGCCCCCGCGGGTGGTTGGGCACCGCGGCACGGACTGGTCCTTCTTCAAGGGCGCCCGCGGCGCGATCGGTTCCGTCTGCCGCGGCCGCGTCGTCAAAAAGGGATGGTCGTCGATCGTCGGATGGTGGGTCGAGGTCGCGTCGCTTGAGGGCGACGGCATGTTCTGGACCTACTGCCACATGGCGTCGGCATCGCCGCTCGCGGTTGGCGACGTCGTCGACACGGGCGACCGCGTCGGCATCGTCGGGGCTACCGGCTCCGCAGCTCGAGGAGCGCACCTGCACCTCGCCGGCTCGAAGGTCCGGGGCGGCGGGCTCGCGGAGAGCCTGTCGAAGCTCGTCGATCCGCACGCCTACATCGCGTCCCACTCCGCCGGAACCGCCGGCGGCAAAGCAACCCCGCTCGACAACGCCCCTGTGGCGCAGGAGGAAGACGAAGACATGCCCAAGCCCATCTACTTCATCGCGAACGACAACCTCGGCCTGACCGTCAACGTGGGATTCGAGGACGTCTGGTGCCGACCGTTCCCGAGTTCCCCTCTGCTGCGGATGACGCAGGGCCAGTGGACAGAGTTCAACAACGACCGGACCCCGCTCGAGGTGAACAAGGACTACTTCTGGAAGTCGGGCTCGTGGTTCGGTCTCGCGTTCGCCGAAGACAACCTGGTGCGTGCGTGGAACGTCTCCGCTCATCCGTGGCTGAACCCGTCCGTCACCGCGCAGGTGGACATCGACGCGCTCGTCGCCGCGATCGACGCGCGCGCCCTGCCCGTCGACGCCGACGAGGCGAAGCACATCGCCGAGACACGCGCCGAGCTCATCGCGATGAAGGCCCAGATCGAGGCGCTGCCGGACGCCGTCCGCGCCAACATCAAGGCCGCCCTCTAACCCAGCTAGGAGCACCCATGCCGAACTACCAGTGGCTCGCCACGGAGATGCGGACCGGCAAGGTGATAGCTGACCTCCCCGACGTCGCGGGCAACAACGGCGCACCGCTGACGGTGAAGCAGACGATGGGTCGCTACGAGCAGATCGTGGCGACCATCCCCCTGCCGACCGCGCCCGAGAATTGGCAGCGCGCCACCCAGCCCGGGGCGAGCACGCTGGTGCTGCTGCAGGACGACAAGCCGATCTGGGGCGCGTACGTAGCTCGGCGGCCGCGCACCCCGGGTGATGAGATGCAGATGCCGCTGATGAGCATCGAAGGCTATCTGGATCGTCGGTATGTCGGTGACGTGACCTACACGGCGACCGGACAGAACAGCATCATCCAGTCGCTCGTCGCCGCTTACGTCACGGCCGGGTCGAACGGCGGGATCCCGCTGCGGGTGCAGATCGTCAACGGCGGGGCCGGGAAGCTGCGGGACCGGAGCTGCTTCGACAAGGACGACAAGACGGTCTATTCGGTCGTGCAGGACCTCGCCGGGCTGGTCGACGGTCCCGAATGGACCGTCGGGTGGGAGCACCTGTCGAACCCGGAGCGGTACACCCCGGTGCTCTACGTCGGAGACCGACTCGGGAGCGCGGTCCCGGCCGGGCTCGCGCCGGCCGCCACGTTCGAGATTCCCGGTGCGATGCACGACTTCTTGCACATGCAGGATTTCGGGGCGAGCGCCGGCGCGAACGACGTCATGGCCTACTCCTCGGGGCAGGGCACGCTGCGACCGCAGTCGCCCCGCCAGGTGGCGCCCGACCCCGACCGTCCCACTTTCGAGTTCCGCTTCTCTCCCTCGACCTCCATCACCTCGATCGACACTTTGACTGGGCACGCTCAAGGCAAGCTCGCTCAGATGTTGGGTGGATCCGATTCGCTGGCCATGTCCGTGATCGCCGAAGACGCACCACAGCTCGGTGTGGACTGGATTCTCGGCGACGACATCGGCTTCCAGCTTGGCGGGATAGACGCATCCGGCGAGGACACCGTGCCGGCATTCCCCGGGGGCCTTGCCGGTGTGGCACGCGCAGTCGGGTGGGAGCTGGAACTCTCCGAAACCCCCATCATCACCCCGATCATCGCCGGCGCGGCAATCTAGGAGGAGCCCATGACCAACCCCGGTGACCTCGTCCCCTACGGCGACGACGCTCTTGTGCGCAGGCAAGACGACACGATTCGCAAGATGCGGGAGGCATCTGCATCACGCTCGCTCGGCTCGTCCCAAATGGGCGGCGGCGGGGTGCTGCAGATCGACGGCGACCTTCGCGTGAACGGTGGCATCACCCTTCCCGGCGTTCTCAGCTCGGCGGGCGGGTTGACGGCGACCGCGGGGAACATCAGCGCGCCGGTGGGCAACGTGTCGGCAGGCGGGAACGTGACGGCAGGCGCTGCCATTAGCGCCGCCGGGCTGATCAGCGGCGGCGGCCTGAGCTCGGGCGGAGCGATCACTGCGCCTGGGCAGATCAGCGGCGGCTCCGGCGTTTTCAACGGCGGTCTCTACTCCACCGACGCGTACAGCTTCAACATCACCGGCACGCGCGTGGCGGGCTGGCACCAGATCGACGGGCATATCGGCACGGCGTCGTCGTCAGAACGGTTCAAGACGCACATCGTCGACGCCGACCTGGTCGCGAAGGCCGAAGCGATCCTCGACTGCCAGCTTGTCTACTACAACTATCGGGCGGAGATCGCGAAGCGCGACGACCCCGAAGCGCCCGGCTACATCGGCCCCGACTACAAGGTGCATCGGGAACTGGGCATGATCGCCGAACGGCTGCACGAGGCCGGGCTGTGGGAGTTCGTGGTCTACGAGCGCGACGTGACGACGAAGGATCAGGTCACAGTCGACGACGAAGGCAATGAGACCGTGACGCAGGTCTACGCCGGCGACACCCTTCGGCTGAACGCGGACGGCGAGCCGATCCCCTACAGCATCCACTACGAAAACTTCTCGCTCGGGGTGCTCGCCGCCACTCAGTACCTCTACGGGCTGTGGAAGGTCGACCACGAGCAGCTCGAACAAAACACGGAAGCGATCGCTGATTTGCAGCGGCGGCTCGGCTAGGGCTTCATCCAATTGGTGCAGACGTTGTTGGCGTCATACGCCTGGCATTGTTCGCCGCCGGCACCGAGCGCCTCGCAGTTGCTCTCGTTGCCCGCCGCATCGACTGCGTTCGCCTTCGTGCCAGCCGGGCACTTCACGGCCCCGCCTCCGCTCGAGCGCTTTACCGGCTTCGCGGCGGCCTGCCGTGCTGCTTCGTCCGCAGCCGCCTGTACGGCAGCCGCTTCCGCTGCGACCCGAGCAACTTCCGCGACGCGGGCCGCTTCGACCTCTGCTGCGATCCGCTCGTTCTCCACGCGGATCGCCTCAACGTCTTCGTTGATGAGAACGGCGGTCTGGTCGAAGGCATCGGCGAGCACGCCGGGGGCTTCGCCGAACGATGCGGCCGCGGCAGCTTCGGCCTTCTGGTCAGCCCGCCACTGCGCGTTAGCGCGGAGCCCGACCATGCCACCGCCGATGACAGCGACGAGCGCGATGGTGCCGATGACGGTGCGGATCCGCGGTTTCTTCATGAGCGAAATTTAAACAGCTTCCACCGACATCCGCTAGACCCATTCCGAGTTAGGGGCCCCATGAAAAACGACCGTGTCCACTCCCGCGAGGGAATCCTGCAAGGAAGGGAAAGCTGATGCCGAGTGTCTACGACACGATCCAGCGGCCGCCGAAGTTGAAGCGAGCGCCACGAAAGCCGTCCGCCCTCGAACGCTGGGCATGGTCGCCAATCACCGCATTCCGAATCGGCCTCACGCTCACCTACATCGGAGCGATTTACTTCGGCACATCGGCGTTCATCGCCGGCGTCCCGGCGTTCGTCATCGCTGCCCCCGACGGATGGACGCCGCTGTGGGCTGGCGTGTTGGTGATCGCCGCAGTGCTCGCCGCCATCGGGTCGGCGGCCGACACGAAGCCATTCCGGCTCATGGAACTAATCGGCTCGTGGGCACTCTTCATCAGCCTCGGCGTCTACGCGATTGTCCTCTTGTTCATCGCCTACCACGACGGGGATGCCACCCGAGCTGCAGTCGGCGCGGGGTTCGTCGCCCTCGGCATCCAACCCGGCGTGCGAATGCTGTGGCTCATGGCCCAGCTCGGAAGGAAATAATGGAGTGGCTAGCCCCCTCAGTCGCCGGCCTGCTGGCCCTCATCACAGGCGTCACCGTGGCGATCATCACGGTCCGCGGCGGCCGCAGCAGCAACCGTGAGAACCGGGCGCCGGATGTCACCGACTCGTGGGCGGAGGCAGACCGCGCACGCACGGTCGCTTGGCGTGCCCTCGATCTGGTGTTCAAGCTGCGGTCCGCGTTCCGCTCGTACTTCCTGCGCGTGTCTGCGGGCGGCTCCCTCGAGCTGACCGTCGACGAGCGGCACGCGCTCGAAGCAGAACCACCCACCCTCGACCCAACACCTAAGGAGAAAGCATGAACATCATCTTCGACATCCCGCCCGCGCTCGTCATCGGCCTGGTCGTCTCAACGATCCTGCCGCTGCTCGTCGGCCTTGTCACGAACGTGAAGATCGACCCGCGCGTGAAGGCGCTGCTGCTCGCGCTCTTCTCGGCGGCGACGGGCCTGCTCACCGAGCTGCTCGCGGCGGTCAACGCCGGCGCGGCCTACAACCTCGGAACCGGGCTGGTGCTGGCCGTGGCTGCGTTCCTCGTCGCGGTCGGCCTGCACTTCGGGCTGTGGAAGCCGACGGGCGCCGCTGATGCGGCGCAGCGCGCTGGCGCGAGGCATCTCGCCCTGTGATGGATCCGGACGACGTCGAAGACGCGGAGCCCTACGAGGTTCCCGTCGACCCGATGGACCTTCTGCAGTGCGAGAGCTGCCAGTGAGAATGAGCACGACCGAGCCCCGCTCGGCCTCTTCGGAGGTCGGGCGGGGCTTTTCGTCATGTCTGCTGCTTGCCGCCCCACCCGATGTACGGGACGCCGGAGGGGCCGCGGGTGGAGGTGAACCACGAGTGGCCGGCGCGGGCGGCCGCGAGCAGGTTGCCGTTGTAGGAGATCACGGCTCGCTCGTCGCGGGCGGGGTGGGCGATGACCCGGTAGCCGAGTTCGTCGCCGCGGCGCACGAGCGTGATCGTGGCATATGTCTCGCCGACGGGGCCGATCATCGACCACGTGCCGACTGGTCCCTCGATGGCGTTGAGGATGGGGTGCCAGGTTGTGGCCAT